CATCTGTAAAGTCACCTACATCTTCATTATCAGCTAGATTAAGAAAATCCATATAAAGTTCTTTACCAAACTGCCACAAACGTACTCCTTCACTTTCTTCACCTCGTACAATAATAGGTACAAAAACCCTCATTTTAGGATCAAGCTTCTTAGCTAATCTCCAATTTTCTTTGTCACTAGTACCCCGTAGTTGTTTTGCAAACTCGATGATCGGGTCTTTTTCTCCCCAATTTGATGGAGACACCATAGTGTTTTTTCCAATACCATAGTGAAAATACAATTCTGTAAATGGGTTTTTCTTATTGTACTTATTAGGTACAACTCGGATAACTTGTTTACCTACAGATGGTTTCCAAAAAACTGATTTTTGGTTGTTACCACCTTTCCCTGTTGATTTTGACTGGATAGATGCCAGTCGGTTTTTCATTTCGTTTAAATCCATAACTGTGTTTTAATTTTTAGTTTAACTATAATATAATAACTGATTTTGGCTTAGCCAAATTATAATTCAACAATCTTGTGAATTTTTGTATTTAGCTGTTTTAATTGACCTTCTTGAGTCAATAGAATACTATTTTGATAATGTTGCCAATTTATTTTAAATGATGGATCTACTACACCCCCATTTAACGTCTTAATAATTTCGTTTAAACCATTTAAACTATATAAAACATTAAACTCTTTTTTACGGTGAACTAATATAGTATTTTTAGGAATGTTACTAACATTACCTTGGTCTACATTATAGGTAATAGCATATTCACCTGTGCTTTTAATAAAAAGTACAAACATTTTATTGTACATGATAGAGTAAGCATTCTCTATACTATATATCATATCATCTAATGTATCCTCAGATACAAACGTGCATAACAGTCGGTTATTCAAATCTTTAGTATTTAATTGGGTGTTCTCCCAATAAATATTATAGTAATTATCAAAAGTCGTAGTTGGTTCCATTTTTAACCTTTATTTTTAAATTGTGTTTTTTAAATATGTTTTTTATACTATTAAATAATTTTTCTTCATCGTCATAATCTATTAATACTGAATCATATGTGTATAAAATTAACTTAGTATTTTTTCCTTTTAATAATTTATGAATGTCCATCAATATATGAACATTATTTGAACTCTCATAGTTTTGTAATATGTAATTAAATAATTTTTGAGGGTTCATATTATCTAATTTACTTTTTTCAAAGCAATAACCTGAAATTGGTGTAATAACTTTACCTGAGTTATTGAACTCCTCCCAGATATTATTAATGTATTGTTTTATGAGTTGGAAATATTCTAGGTTTTCATATTCTCTGAATACTCCACCATATAACTGTTTAAATGTAAGATTTTTAGATTCATCATATGAGACACCATACATATCTGCAAATACTTGGTGTACATCTTGATCTCCAAAATCATAACCAACTAAATTGGCTGTTAGGTGAGGGTGATAAGCACTTATATCAATTTCAACAAATCTGTGGTTTTGTGGGATAAAACTTTTTCTAGAACCATTTTCTTTATTTAATGCGGCAAAGTTAACCCCATTAAAAGCGTTGCTGGGTCTGCGTGTAGTTGTATATAAGTTGTAATTGGTATAAATCTTTGAATCTTGGATAGAATAAAAAGATTGATTTGGTTTAAAATGTTCATAAAATATATTTTCGTTTATTGTTATTCCATTTTTTTCTATTCCAAAAAAAGCAAGTGTTGCTTTATTGTTATAAAACTCAAAATAAGATGGTAATTCTTTATCAAAATTATGTTTTACATTATTATATATACCCTCACATAATTCATAATGTTTTGATATAGGAATTAATTTATTTATTTTCTTATACTCAGGATATTTGTTTTGAAAATAAATATGAGTGGGTGTTAAAGCTGGTTCATATGGTGTATCAATTAAATTTACATCATATAAATTTTTAATAGGTAAATAATATAATGTTTTTTTCTTATCTCGTACCCATATACGAGATGTTTGTGTTAATAACGTGTCTATTAGTGTTTTATCTGCATTTAATGATTCACTATGGTCAATACATAACATAAACCCTTTATTGGATTTTAACGGTTTATAATATATTAAAGACACATCGTTGAGGATTGGATGTAAATTATCATTATAAGAAATTACCTCAACAAATACTTCTTCATATTTTTTATTTATTAAATATTCAATTTGTGAGTCTTTTTCTATTAGCCAAAACATTTATCTATAACCTTTTATTGACATATAATATAATAAAGAAAGCCTGGTTTCCCAAGCTTTACTTTAAAATATGTTGTTTTATCTATAAAAAGTTCCGTCAGGTTTTCTCTTTAAATTATGACCTTTAATATCTTCTTCATTCCATACTCCTGCAAGCCATTGAAGACCTTTAATTCCGGGAGATAAAGCTTCTAGTTCTTCTTTTGTATATTTTTTACTAATTGGGGTATTTGTTAACCATATAGTATCAGCTAATCGGTTTCTTTTTCTTTGTTTTACTACTAAATCTTTAGGTAATGATTTTATAGGTAAACCTGCTAAACTCAAAGTACCATGTACTGTTAGTCTATTAGGTAAAGATTTTATAGATGATTTACTTAAACCTAAGTTACCATGTACTGTTAATCCATCAGGTAAAGATTTTATAGATGAATCATTTAAATACAAATTTCCTCCTATTTCAGAAGGAAAATTATTAGGTAAAGTAGGTTTATCATAACCCATTAAATCTAAATCACCTTTATTTCCATTTTGAATATATTGTTGTATAATATTTTCATAGTCCTTAGGAGGTGGAGGTAGAGGGTCTGGGAATCTAAGTAATACTAGTTCTTCAGCGTATTTTTTTACAGCATCTGGGTCATATCCGTATTGATCTATATCTTCTAACCAATCGGTTTCATCATTAGTTAAAACTGAAACTAAAAGACGATCTACTTCCCCATCATTCACCACTTCTTTTCCTGTGTTGAGATATAATTCTCCCATAGTTCTTTTAACTAATCTAAGAAATTCTTTCTTTTGTTCAGGAGTAATTTTAATAGCTTCTTGCTCTTTTATTGCTAACTTAATTTCTTCTTTGATTAGTTGGCGTAGTTGATTAAACTGCTTTCTTTTCATATGATTAGAAATCATCGTCGTAATCATTATCGTCATAATCGAATTCTAAATCCAAAGAACCTACTAAATCTTGAGCATAATCTTCAACTTCTTGGGCATTATATCCAAAATCTTCAACATCTTCTATAAATTCAGCTTCATCATCAGTAAGTACACGAGCTAATATATTACCTGCTTCAAAAAAAGCACTATCTGCTCCTTCATCTTCAGCATATCCTTTAATCCTATCTAAAAATGCTGCTTTTTGTTCAGGAGTAATTTTAATAGCTTCTTGTTCTTTCATCACAGATTGAATTTCTTCTCTAATAATTTGTCTAAGTTGTCTTACTTTCATTATTTTAATTATTTAAATTTCTACAATTTTAAATGTTTTAGTATCATAATCTAGCCATTCTAATGGTATTTCAATTATTCCTTGGTCTACACTATGAACATGATATAATCCCATACTAGTTTTGCCTGGGTTGCTATTAAATAGTTTAGGTTGTTTAATTACTTTATTAGGTTTACCTATTTTATCTCCAACTTTAAAAAAGTAATCATCAATAGCTTCAGGATATTTTTCTCTATTACTTTTAAAAGCTTTATTCATTTGTTCTGCTCCAAATTTATTTAAGCCTTTATTAATTACTTTTATATGAATTTTATCTTCTTTAACTACAGATTGAATTTCTTCTCTGATTAATTGACGTAGCTGAGTAATTTTCATGCCTTTATATTTTAAATACCATCTGGTTCGCTAAAGAAATAATAACTCATTTCTTCACGCATTGCTTTTTCTAACTGTTTATCTGACATTTTTTCAACATCTTCTAAATATTGTTCAAATTCACCCCAACCCTCATCATCCTTAATGAATTGTTTAGCATTTACACTTCCTCTTTTATCAAATTGTTTCAGATATTCAAATGCTTTCTTTTTATCAATTACATAAAAATCAAAATCTTCATCACTTTCTTCTTCATCTTTAATGACATATTGATTTTTGATTTTAGCTTCTTTAACCACAGATTGAATTTCTTCTCTGATTAATTGACGTAGTTGTGTTACTTTCATGTTTATGTTTTTTAATTATTTATGATAAATATATGAAAGAAAAGTAAGATTACCAAATTATTTTAAATAA